TTCTCTTCTCCCTCTGGGTCATCGGAATGTATTACATTAAACTCCGTATGGATCGCTACTTCACACGATGAAACTAATTGCTTCGGTTCTCTTCCACCCAGTCACAGTCTTTAATCTTCTGTTGGTTGGGTGCTTGGGATTGATTGAAGTTGTTCACACTAGAGCACACCATACTCTAGAGACAGATGTTCATGGACATGTTCACAGAGCACTACAAAAAAACCCAGAGTTAGCACGTTCTACCTGCTGGGAATTGGATAATTGAATTCTATAAAACTGGAAAAAAAATTCGGGCAAATTTTTGCCCGAAAAAGTCAACCAGTTCTTTTAAGGCGCTGACTAATATAGTTGGTGCCTTTTTTGTATTTGTTCTGTCTTCTAAAGTCGTCTATAAATCCTTGTGTGTAAACTGGTTTTAGTAGATAGATTTGTCTTTTCTTTTCATTCTCACTTTGTAACCACTCAGCAGCGGTGACGGGACTTGCAATCTCGTTACCGTTTTTTGTTACAATAGAACCACTGATATTTAATTTGTGCTGTCCATTATAAAAAATCTCATCTACATGTTGACCTGTTTGATATGGACCAATTGATTCTTTGATTTCATAGTGATGAATCTCTGAGTACGGATCATCATACTCACTCTCAGCAATTCTATAGACTTCATAGTTTGATCTTGGCCAGTCATACTGTGCATTGACCATGTTGTTAACCAAGATGACTACCCAGTCCAAGAATGGATCTCCATATAATCTTTCTGCTATAGTATCTGGTCTTTCACCATCTCGAATGGTGTATTGCTGAAAGTATACTGCTTGAGAAAAAATCTCATCATTCATTTTGTATCTGCGAAAGAAATTCTTCGCAACTACAAAATCAGATTCCGAGAAAGGATAACTGATCGGTTTTTGATCGTATGAAATGTTGGGAACGATTGAAAAAAACATTAGAATCCTTGTGCAACGTCTTCTCTGAACACCATCTTGGTCTCTTGGAAAGTGAGACTTAATTCAATAGCAACTGGTTGACCATCACCATATGTAGCATAAGAACCATCAGGTGTGTAGTTTACACTCACATCTGTGATAGCACACATCTTGAATCTAGGTAGTCTCTCATGTCTGCTTGCACCTTTCATAAAGACTACTTGACATAAGTCTGGTAGTCCAATAAAACTATTATTGATACCCTGAATTTTTTTGTCTTCCTCGTTAAAACCATTGACTGGTCCTGGTGTTACCGAAGGAAGCATTGCAAGTTTAAATGATTTAATGATAGCATTGATTGCTGCGGATTCTTTAGCAGATCTAGGAACTAATTTATAAGTTAGACTAAAGTTTCTTAGATCAACACCACCAAATAATAGTTCTACGTTTGGATTCAAGATAGCACCACTAGTAGAAGAGAAAAGATCATCAGCAGTAATCTGATCTCCAGTAATACTACCAATTAGTCTTGCAAGAGCAATGTTACCCGCAATTGGGATACCACTTTCTATAACATTTTTTAATGCGGTCCCAGCGTTTTCAAATTGTTGATTACCGTTACCTATAGCTCTCATTGCTCCAGTAGCAATGTTACTGAACGCTTTACCTTGCCAGTTAGATTTGTAACCAGTAGAGATATCATCTGGCATATACAAGATCACATCTTGCATACCATTTCTTTTATAAGTTTGACTCTGGTTGTAATCAAACCCAGTAAATGTCTGAGGAACTCTAGGGGAGCTTGCTGGTAGTTGTTCTCTAAAGGTTACTTGTTTACGGTCTTTAAATGGAGGTGCGTACTTATAAAATCTAAATGCCACATAATCACTATCCTCTTGTATCATGTGAGGATCACATGGATATCTAAGAGAACTACTCTTTCCATCTGGAGAGAAATTAGAATATGGTCCACCATATGCCAGTTTGATACTCTGAATTGTCTCTGTGGTCACTCCTCCATTTGGATTAACTTGTGGTGGATCTGCTGACCCTAAAGCATCTCCACCAAGTTCTTCTGGTAATGCTGTTGGATTCGCCATTATTTACTCATCTCCCTGGATTGTTTTGTGCCATATCCTTTCACAATACGCTGACCTCTGATTTTGTCGTAAAAGTTCTCGTTAGTATCTTCCCAAACATCATTCTTTTGGATCGGGAATGCCGAACCATTAATATCTTTCACGAAATCTTCTGTCGGTAATAGGATAGCAGTATCCCATTCATCCGCAGCTAGATCCAACATTAAACCATCAACATGGGGTTGTAGGTATTTATGGAAACATGCCTTAGGAAAGTCAATTCTCCCCTGCATTAACTTCTTTGTTGCAGATATTCTTCTTTTCGGTGACAAGTAATGTAGGTTTAATCCCCAGAATTCTGATCTAGATGCCTTTAAAACATATACAAGAGGAAATCTATCATAATAAGGCAAGTATCTCATCTTTGCCTTGTACTCAAACAAGTATAAGTGTCCTTGAACGGCATATCTACGCAGTTCGTTCATGTCTTGCTCTTCTACAGCACCAACACGATCACTCTTTTCGTCTAGTATATACTTTTTGAAGTTTTTCTTGTATCGACTCGCTTCTTGCTTTACTGCAGAACGATACCAAGATAGTGGTTTCTTTGCTCCCCCTGTTGCTTCTGTTATTCTTTCAAACAGTGTTTTGTAACCAGGGTCTTTGTTTGTTGTGTTACGCTGGATGGTTGAGAATCCTGTTGCCATGGTTCTATACTCCTAAATGGTCTTCGGTTAGTATCAAGAAGTTCATCTGCCTATCTTCACAATACTCACGCGCAGCGGACCATTTAGTTTGATTCTTTGCGTATGTCAGTGCAGCATTACGATACGAGGCAGTTTTTTTATTTTTGTCATTCGGTGGTTGCGTTTGCTTCTTTGGTTTGACTTCTATAATATATTTTGTTATTCTTCCAGACTTCTCACGAACCTTGATATAAAAGTCTGGATAATATCTTCTCACCTTACCATCAGGTGCTCTGTATGGTATAATAATCTCTTCACTACCCCACTGTAATATATTGGGGTTATTGTCACAGAACACCATGAACTTACGTTCCCATAGTGACCTATAAACAATGTTTGTCGGGTTGCCACGATACTTCTGAGGGTTAGTAGGTTTAAAATACCCAGAGTACGCCATAAATATAAGTGTTCCAACGTATATATTTAGCGTGGCTGGCGATCTCCGCGAATTACAATCAAAAAAGAGAATGTCTTCCTTTATGGAAGAGATTGCAAAAGGTGGTGGCATATCCACATCTAATAACTTCATCGTAAGGTTTGGACTCCCCATTAAATTCCCAAATAATTTTGAAGGAGTGGGTGATATCAATGAGAAAATGATTTTCTTTTGTGATGAAACTCAATTGCCAAATGTAAACACATTCGATGGAACTATGAATGGAGTTTATCAAGGCAGTGGTGCTATCAAGTATCCACACACCAGGGTATTCACAGAAATTCAAATGTCGTTTACTCTAGATGCAAACTTAGGACTCTTAAAATTTTTAAATACATGGCAAGATTATATTTTTAATGCCGCATTAAAAGAAGGTAGTGGCAAAGGTGCATATGAGTATGAGCGTGGTGAAAGTATTGATGTAGATGGTCAAATGACCATGAAGGAGAAAGATCAAAATAGAGTTACTAGACTCAATTACATGAATGACTATGTAAACAACATTTACATCATGAAAGTGGAACCTGGACCGTTTGGAGATAGTCAAAGAATTCCTATGACATATGTTTTAGAAAGAGCATATCCATATCAAATTGATGCTATTCCTTTACAATTCGGCACCACGCAACAGACAAAAGTGACAGCACAATTTACATACGCGAGACATTATACGGTGAATCAAGATATCAGAAACATTGGTGGATTCTCTACGGCGAAACAAAAACAACTATTAAAAGCACAGGAAGATACAGGAGCATTAGATCTTGTTAGACCATATCAAGGTACTCGACCACCTACAGAAGGTGGATATCTTCCAGATGGAGGTTTTATCAATACGTGAAAATTGACTTTTCAATTCCATAAAAGTGGGAAAATTTTTCCCGCTAATTTTTGGGTCTAAAAGTCGCGCTAAATATACATATGAACTGGTCTAAA